AGATCCATATGCAGCGAACATATCAGCAAGTCAATACTATGTAATCGGTTACAAAGGAACTTCACCTTACGATTCTGGTTTATTCTACTGCCCATATGTTCCACTACAAATGGTGAGAGCAGTTGGTCAGAACAGTTTCCAACCAAAAATTGGATTCAAAACTAGATACGGAATGGTACAAAATCCTTTCGCAACTTCAGACGGAGACGGTGCTTTAGATAACTCAGGTGCTGTTGCTGCTGGAAAAGCAAACTTATATTACAGACGAGTTAAAGTAACTAACTTAATGTAATATCGTTTACATATCTAATACAGAAAAGGGGGCTTCGGCCCCCTTTTTTTTCGTCTAAAATTCATTATAAATAGTAATATGACAGAGACAAATATAATCAACAGACAGCCATCTAAACTAGACTATGCAAGTCCGATACAGTTTAGATTTAAGATGAATAAGATACCTAAGGTAGAGTTTTTTGTACAGACAGCAAACATACCTGGTATCAATCTAGGCACAGCAGTTGTGCCATCACCACTATATGATTATCCTGTGCCTGGTGATAAGATACAATATCAGACTTTAGATTTATCATTTCTTGTTGATGAAAATTTAAACAACTACAAAGAATTACATGACTGGATAAGTGGTCTAGGATTTCCTAGTAATCATCAACAGTTTGCTGATTTACAAGCAGGAAGCGCTGATAGATTTCCTGGTTCGACTGCAAGCTCAGTCGCAACAGGATCAAAAAGAACACCAGCACCTTTAGCCGAGGGCGGTATATATTCAGATGCAACACTAACAGTTTTGAATAGTAAGAATATAGCAAAGACAGAAATAAGATTTAAGAATGTGTATCCTATATCTCTAGGTTCTCTATCTTATAATGTTCAGGCAAGTGACGTTGACTATCTGCAAGTAGCAGCTAGTTTTAATTATTTAAATTATGATATTGTACAGATATCTACTACATAATAATAGGATGAAAATTGATGAAAACTTTGAGATGGATCGACAAGGCCGTATGTCTCGGTAATGGCAAATCACGCCAAGGATTAGATTTAGCAAAGATGAAAGATTATGCAACCGTAATAGGTTGTAATGCTATTTACAGAGATTTTTCTCCAGATATATTAGTCGCTTTGGATTCAAGGATGAGTCACGAGGTATATAGATCGGGATATGCACATAAGGAGATATGTTACCTAGGTTACTGGACGCCTGTGCCAAATGTCGTTGCTGATATGATGTTAGCAGATAAGTGGTATGGCAAAGGCAAGATAGACAATGAACCTAACGGCTGTGATGAGGTCGTGTATCATGGGGCAGATGGTGTGTTCACACTCACAAAAGGCAAAAATTTAGGTATAACTTATGTGACAGGTGTAAAACCTGGTGATAAGGTTACCGATATTGATCCCAAGGTAGATGACTTTGCTTATGCGACAGGTAGTAGATCGGTACATCTTGCGTGTGAATTACATGCCAAAGAGGTGTTTCTTGTCGGACATGATTTATATTCAAATGATGATAAGGTAAATAATATATATGCTGGCACAAAGAGTTATGCAGAGAAAGACGCATTGGCTGCCAGACCTGATAATCCAGATGAGACATATAATTGGATACTACAACATAAAAATACTTTTGATAAATTTAAAGATGTACAATTCTATAAGGTAAATAAAGGCGAAGCAAAAACCGCTTCCACTATAAGTGAGTGGAGTGATTGTGAAAACCTAAAATACATATCCGTTGAAGAAATGGATCAAAAGCTTTACAATTAACCGAAAAGGTGATATAATAGCATTATGACATTAGAAGAATTACAAGAGTCCGTAAACAAGGACTTTAAACTAGATGATACTGAATTAGATAGGGAATCTGTAAACATACCTCTATTACATAATAAGTATCTGATACATTTTAATAAATTTAATCTATTAAGAAAAAAGGCAGATCAAGATCACAAGACTTTGATTAGAGAGAAATGGGAATACTATACAGGTAAAGCAGACCCTAGTGTATATCAAGCAAAACCTTTTGATATAAAAGTTTTAAAAGCAGACGTACACATTTATATGGATTCTGATCCTGAATTACAAAAGGCAGATCAAAAGGTTGCATATCTAGATCAAGTCATAAAATATCTTGAACAAGTTTTAAGAGGTGTAAACAACAGGACTTTCTTAATTAAAAATGCTATTGAATGGAAGAAGTTCACTAGCGGTGCAATATAATGGATCATCAAAAGGTTTTCTCAACACATATATTTGTAAAAGATAATTATCTGGCACCTCAGAGATTACCTGCTATGCAGGAAGAAATAAAAAATTTACACAAACTAGGATATACCACTAACTTTCAGACAGGACCTAACTTAGATCAAACAGAACCATTTAAGTGGTTTGCACAAGACATAGGTAAAACTGCCTTCGATATATTTGATAAACTAAATTACAACGTACAAGACATAGAAATAACTGGTATGTGGGGTAATATATTAAAACCTGGTGAGACACACCCACCACATACACACTCTAATAACTTTTTAAGTGGAGTGTTTTATTTAGAGTCAGATGCTGAAACTGGTATTATTTTTTCAGACCCAAGACCAGCTGCAGATGTACTAGTGCCAAGAAAGAAAACAAAAACTAACGAAAATTCAAACTTACTATCCTACATTTCAAAACAAAATAGATTAATAATATTTCCTTCGTGGTTAGTTCATTGGGTCCCAATAAACAAGTCTAAAAGAGATCGTATAAGTATTTCTTTTAATATACAGATAAAAGGGCAAGTAGGTGAACATCACGAATTCCAATCCGCAAAATACTAATCTCTTAATCATAGAAAAGAAAAACGAGGTCTACATTACCATAGAATGTGAGCCAGATATACAGAGAGAGATATCAGAGTTTTTTACTTTCTATGTGCCAGGTTATAAATTCATGCCAGCATTTAGAAACAGAATGTGGGATGGCAAGATAAGATTGTTTTCACAAAAGACAAAAGAGATATACTTTGGTCTGTATCCATATGTAAAAGCATTTGCTGATGAGAGAGGATACACGGTTATCACAAATGATAAAGTCAAGGTCGACAACAAGGTAAATAGAGATACCGTAAAACATTTCTGTAATAGTCTAGGTCAAAAGTTTGAGGCAAGGGATTATCAGATAGATGCCGTTTATAATAATCTAAGATTTAACAGATCATTATTATTGAGTCCTACAGCCTCTGGTAAGTCATTTATAATATATGCATTGATAAGATATTACACACACTTATTAAAAGATAAAAAATGTTTATTGATAGTGCCCACAACATCATTGGTAGAACAAATGTATACCGACTTTCAATCATATGGTTGGAATGTAAAGAAATATTGTCATAGATTGTATAGTGGTTATTCTAATCAGACAGATAAAAAGGTCTTGATATCCACATGGCAATCACTATATAAGCTGCCAAAGAAATACTTTGAGCAGTTTGGCGCTGTGTTCGGTGATGAGGCACATCTATTTAAATCAAAATCATTGACAGAGATAATGACCAAACTGATTGATTGTAAATATCGTATAGGTCTTACTGGTACTTTAGATGGCGCTCATACACACAAACTAGTATTAGAGGGATTGTTTGGCGCTGTAAATAAGGTCACATCTACAAAAAAACTTATGGATAAAAAACAGTTAAGTAATCTAGTTGTAAGATGTTTGATACTGAAACATACCGAAGAAAACTGTAAGATGGTCACGAGTGGTAAGTATCAAGATGAGATAGATTATCTAGTTTCAAGTAAATCAAGAAATAACTTCATAAAAAATTTAGCACTTAAATTAAAAGGTAATACTTTGGTTCTATTTCAACTTGTGGAAAAACATGGTAAAGATTTACATAAACTCATAGAGGACAAAGCAGAAAACAACCGAAAGGTTTTTTATATCTATGGCGGTGTGGAAACTGAAGAGCGTGAGAAAGCGAGGGCTATAGTTGAGAAAGAAAATGATGCTATTATCGTGGCAAGTTATGGTACTTTTTCTACTGGTATCAATATCAAAAATTTACATAATATAATTTTTGCTAGTCCATCTAAGAGTAGGATAAGAAATCTACAATCGATTGGTAGAGGTCTTAGATTAGGTGATAATAAAGTTAATGCGACACTATACGACATAGCAGATGATATGCAATATAAATCAAAAGAAAACTTTACGTTAAAACATTTTCAAGAGAGAATAAACATTTATACCGAAGAGGAATTTGATTACGAAATCCATAATATTAACCTAAAGGATTAATAAATACTTATATGAGCAATAACACCGATTATCGCATGGTCAAATTAGTAGATGGCAGCACTATCATGGGCACCATCACGGTTGACAAAGATTTTTTAAGAATCACAAACGCACTAGAGCTACACACGTCACAGAGGATTACTGACTTTGGTGCTAGAGGAGATTCTACACTTGCACCTTGGTTAAGTTTTACAGATGATAAAACATTTGTGATACCGAGAGACAAGATAATGGTAATCACTCAGGCGGATCAACATATCTCACACTATTACGAAGTTATATTAGATAGACTCACAAAAGCAAAAGAAAAAATGAAACCAGCTTTATCTGCTGAAGAAATGGAAAAAATATATAGATTGGCAGATCAGATGGATCAGATGCAACAAGTTGACCAAAGAGAGAGTGCTTGGTCCGAACAA